CCTGCTGTAAAGCAAGCTCCGCTCTGCCTTTAATCTGCTGAACTAACGCGGCCTCACCTCGCGTAATAATACTCTCATACTCTCTGTTCTTATTACTAAGAGTCTGAGCAACGCGAACTGCTTCCTCCTGCATCTTAACGGCGGCTTCTTTCTGCCTGCGCTCTTCATTCTGTTCATAACGAAGTTTGTTGATTCGCTTTTGAACTTTCTCGCTATACCCAGAAAGCTCGTCATCGTCAGATTCGCTAGAAGAGGCTTCAGACTTTGACGGTCTGCGATCCTCTTCGGGCCTATCGTCAACAACTTCAATTTCAATGTCGGAGTCACTGGGATCAGGATCAGGGACACCACTTGCGATCTTTGTTTTTACACCAAAGAATCGATCTTCGTTGCTTGTTTCGGTTGTTTCTTCTGAGTCGCTCATACTTTACCTACTCCTCTAGGGTCTTCAACAACAGCCTCTACGGTGTCATCGTTGATTAATCGGAACTCTCGACCATGTACAGTAAATCGAGTGCCAGAATAAGAGCGCATTAAAATCCAGTCTCCCTTCTTGCAATAAGCTCCAGAAGGAAATCGTTGTGGATCGGCGTAGGCATCAGGGCCAATTTCTATGACCATACCTGTTATTGATCCGGTAGTTTCTTCTTGCAACGACTTGGCTGATTTAATAATACCGCCTTCCGTCTTCTCTTCTGGCTCAGGTAAAGCTATCAATAATTTATAGCCTAAAGGCTTAGGCAATTGACTCGCCTTGCGAGAACTCTCATCCTCGTCCTTCTTCTTTGTTATCTTTGATACACTCATCAGAGATACCTTCTGCACTGGAAAAAAGCGTCCAGAGTCACTGTGCGCCACCAAATGTGGCGAATTAGTCGCTTTCAAGCCTCTGTTTAAGGTCTAAAAGTTCTCTTTCTGCAAGGGCTAAACCCTCGATAACTCCGCAACATTTCATGTAATCGGAGTATTCTTTACAAGCACCGCCGGAAAGATGGTCGCTCATATCATTCATTTGCGATCTGAGTCGCTCACGAAGAAACTCAAACGAGTTATTACTAGCGTTCGCCATCAAATATACTCTCTGCGATCTCTTTGCCTATTCGGATGCCTTCAATCTGATCGCTTGATGTGATCTTTCGGCTTTGCAGTTGCTCACGGGCGTTATCTTCTGCAATCTTAACAGCAAGCTCTGCTTTCTTGATCTCTGCATCTTGATCAAGTTTCTGAAGATCGTAGTCTGCCTTGCTTCTTGCTTTCGCCATATCAAGCTGGAGCCTTGCCTGATCCATCTGAGCTTTGGCTTGAGCCGACTGCTCTTTAATCTGCAACTCTTTCTGTTGCATCTGAACGATTGGATCTTTCTGTTGCTCCTCATTTTTCTTCTGCTGGGCTTCTTGCTGATTCTTACCCTTCAACTGCTCTGCCGCAGGCCCGACAAGTCTAGATATTCTTAGCTCAACACTTTCTGGAAGGTCTTCGCCTTCTGCTGGCAACTCAACACCAAGCTCCTTTTCAACCTGTTGACGATAAGCAAACGCCAAATGTTCTTGTATGTGCGCCGCCATAGCCGCTTGCATAGCTTTTGCCATTGGGCTTTTGCCTGCAATCTCCTGAATCTTAGGATCTTCAATGAACGCCATGTGCGCTTGGATATGCGCCTCATGGTCTTGATACAAGAACGCTTTAACAGGCTTGTTGTTTATAATGTTCATGTTTTCGCTAACAGGATTAGTCGGCTTGATGTCATCATCCAGAGGAACAATCTTATCTGCATCCCTGATATTGAGAACGTCAAGCATCTGACGGTGCAATAACGGCAGGTCATACATGTCTGGGTTCTGCTGGGACAACTGCAATGCCGCCTGATACTGCATTATTCTTTGCGCCATAGTCCCTGAGTTGGGATCACTGACGGGAATAACGTCAACACGCCCATCAAAGTCATCTCTCACCAACATATTAGCTTCAGTCTGATAGGGATAGTCAGAAGGGCCAAAGTCATAGACAATCTTGGACAAAATACGCAATTCTTTACGCATTGAGGCGTGTAATCGCGCTTGAACCGCGCTCATCACCTTCATTGACCGCTCTAGTATGGCTAGAGTCGTTCCAACTGGGGCTTCTGAGTTCATATCAGCCGCTTTTACGTCTGCGGCAGAGGCAAATCGTCTGCCTTCCTCTACAATATCGCCCATAAGCTGATAAAGAACACTACTTGGCTCTTTGTAAGGCAAAAAGCTAATATTTTCGCGTATCGAGCCGCCGGGAACGTCCACATCACGGAACTCTCCGGGCATAATCGGGGTATCGTCACCCTTTATCCTTAACCCTCTAGATTTTAAGCCGCCGGGAAGGTTTGCAAGAGTTCCTGCATCGACAAGCTGGCGTAAAAGTGATGTCGCGCTTTTAGCAAGACCGCCAATCATGTGAATTAAACCAAATCCGTAGAAGCCAAGTCCGGGCATATAGGTGTAATGCACGAAATGCTCGCGCTTCATCATTTTTTCATCGTCTTCGTAGTAGTTTCTACGAATTGCTAACACCTTTCGTGAGCTTAGATCGATACTTACAACATACGGAAGCTGTATTCCTGTTTCTTCACCATCCTGAATGTCCTCAAATCCCACAAGATCAAGCTCAACCTGCATCTCAAGGATAGTATGACGAGAATCACTGTCGTAGGTTGATGAGTTGCCTGTCAGTTCTTGGTATTTGTTCTCAATCTCGTCAACATCTTCACTTGCAGTGCCTAGATCAACGTCTGCATAGAAGCCTGAGACCTGCAACTTGCGTACTTCGTTGCTTGTTCGCTTCATTATGTGCGTTGCTCTCTCACAAGTAGAGAGGTCAGACGCTCCATAGCTAACAACAAAGTCTTCAGCAGGAACGAACATACTACACGGGCGACCCATACTTGGGTCAAAGTACACCTTCCTGAAAGCAGAACCCGCCAGTGGAAGTGAAAAGAGCAACCGCTCTGTTTCAGACCTATACTCTGTCATCTTTTCAGTGACAAGGTAGTTTAAATAATCTTGAACCCTGTGAGACTGCTTCTCTTTAACCTCATCGATAACGCCAACAACCGTGGTCTTGACGGGGCCAGTGGCAGGGAAGAGTTCTTGTATAGATTGCGACTGAAACTTAATAACAGCCTCTGTCAGAAGCGGATGAAAAACGCCACATGCGCCATCCCAAGGAGTTGTCCTGTCCTCATGCTTCAAGCCAAGCAGGTCTAGACCCTCTATGTAGGTTCTTTCCCAGTCTGCTCGACTCTCTTTGTCTGACTTAAACAGACCGACAAGCTCGCTAGACATCAACGCGAGGTCTTTGTCTTCTATAAACTCCGCTAAGTTAGCGTCAAACGGAATGTTACCCATTTCGTCTTCATTGGCATCAAAGTCAAATATCATGCCGCCATCTGGAGTCTCTATAGACATGGCCTCTGGGTTTACGATCTCGATCTCAATCGCCTCTTCGTCCATCTGTGGGCCAAAGCGGTTGGGTGGTGCTAATCGTTTTTCCATTGCCATTAGGTAGCCCTAGCCGTTCTTGCCAAACTTTTGCTTTCGGGCCGCGCCACAGCCCCGCGAGGTCATGGTCATTCCACCATCTGCGTAATGCATTACCTTCTTGCCTTTCGCATAGCCGCTAATCTTGTTCATGCCGTCTTCAGCTAAAACAGTCTTACCGCCACCCATCATTCGGCCTATTCCATCAGCGGCAAAATCAGGAACCATCTCACCTTTACTGTTCTTGACCATGTTGAGCTTTCCACCATCTGCGTAAGACATTTTGTCTCTAGGCATCTTGCCGCCCATCATTTTAACTTTTTTTGTCATGCCGCCATCGCCATACATCATATCCCTTGGCTTTTTTCCGGCCATCATTTTGGGCTTTTCTTCTTCCATCATCTCGACAGAGGTCTTACCTCTTGTGACTTTTTTTGACTTACCCTTTAGTGCCGCCCTTGGCGCGTCAGCCCTAACTTGCGAAGCCATTCTCTTAATCATCTTCCTCATAACTGAGCCTCTCCGTAAAATTTTCGTTCCCACTCTTTATGTCGAGCAATTGGCGTGGTGAAGTACGGCATATAGCGAGCCATCCTTATTATCAACCAGTTAAAGGCAGAAAGCCACCTTGGTAACGGTCTCATGCAATCAAGAAACAAAACAACTCTATTATTCTCTGTCTCGTTAACAGCAATATGCTCGTAGGTATCATCAAACACCACGCACTTACCTTCTTCCCACCTGTAAGGTTTGCCGTCAACAACTAACGTACAGCCTTTGCCGTCTTTCGGCACAATCAACGCTAGATGTATTCTTATAATCCCAGACCACGGCCCTTCATGCGGCATGAGCATCTTGTTCGGCCCAAGTATAGAGAAGTACGCCGACACAATGTCTTTATGTTTATCAAGCAATGTCATGGTGTTTGGGCATTCCTGACAGTTACGATCAAACCTAACTGTACCGGCCTTCAAAAAAAACATCTTCCACTTGTCATCGTTTGATATATAAACCTGATCTGGGCTTATATCTTGAAACGGGGTTAGATCATCTACCCGCTTCATCACATTCTTTAACTCAGCCAATATTATCGGGAAATGAAACTCTAGCTCTTGAGTGATTGGAAAGTCATCATTACTAAAATAAACAGAATCGCCAACCTTAGAAAATCGTCTAAAGATAGGTCTGATAGTTTTTTCAAGAAACCAACCTCTAATCTCAAGCTCTTTCATCAATAGTACGCCGCCGTCCTTCTAATTACTGGCTCGTCTTCTTCGTCGGAACGCAACTTGAGAAACCCGCCTTGCCTAAACCTTAATAACGCCTGTGTCGATGAATCAACCAGATCGTCATGCTCTCCTGCGGGGAATGCCGCAAACTCCTCAACAACCTCTTCAGCAAACCTTCTCTCTGGTCGCCACACTATGCCGGACGCAAACAAGTCAGATACGGCGTTAACGCGGGATATCTTGTCATTACCGCGAGAGGGCGTGTAGTCCGATACCGGAATACCCATAGCCCTAAGCTCAAAGATAAGGGGCGTACCTGCCGCTTTGGCTTCGATTATGCAGGCATCGGGTTGCCAGTCTGTATAAAACTCCTGCGCCTTCTTCTTTAAATCTGGAAACTCCAGACGCTCTTTAAATGCATCAAGGAGTATAATATTTGCTACTGTCATGCCTTCATCGTCTGGGGCGTAAAAAACACCCCATGTGGTGCAGGCTGAGTAGTCAGCGCGTTGCGTCTTGAGAAACGCGGTGTCCCAAGACTGTATGACAAACTCACAAGAAGGCGGTGTATCGCTATCCCATATCTTCCACCAGTTACGCTTAATAAGCGCACCTTCTTCAGAGGTAGGATTTTGCTGATACTGGGCGTTCCACTTAGCTGAAGGAAGTTCTTCCCGTAACGCCACCAACTCCTTCATAGGCCA